CCCGGCCGGCAAGGCGGAGGGGCTGGAGGATGCGGTGGCCAAGTATGACATGCTGCTGTTTGAACTGCAGGCCCGGTACTTGGAGTTGCGCCGGTGGGAGTGGAGACTCAGGCTTCGCGTTAGCCGGTTGGAAGAGGAGATTGCGGGGATTGATGCGGTGGTGCAGCGCTTGGATGATGATGAGAAACAGATTATTGAACACCGATATTTGTACAAGCGGAGTAATTATGCGATTGGTAAGTTGATGAATTTTTCTGAGCCAACAATTCGAAAAAAACACAGGACAATAGTATTTAAGGTTGCCGATTCCCTGGCTAAAACAGAAAAGTACGCAAAAAGTACGCACTATAAACGGAAAAACTGTGGTAATATTACGATGAGCAAGTATCAATATAGTAGCAGGCACCCGTGAACTACGGGGGATAAAAGCGGGCCAGGGAAACACCGTTGCATTACAGCGAGGGAAACACGGCCCGTTTTATTATTTCATGTGAAATACCAGGAGGTGGTGGCGGTGGCGAAGAAAGATAAATTAACTCCTAAGCAGAGAATGTTTGTCAAAGAGTACCTGGTTGACCTTAATGCCACACAGGCCGCCATCCGGGCTGGGTATAGTGCAAATAGGGCATCTGAAATCGGTTATCAGTTGCTACAGAAAACTACAGTGCAGGAAGCCATCCAGGAGTCCATGAAGAAACGGGAGAAACGTATCGAAGTTACCCAGGAGATGATCATTGAGCAGCTGGCCAAGATCGGCTTTGCTGATATAAAAAAGTTTGTCAAGGTAAAAGGTAATCAGGTATTTATTGAAGACTTTGACAAGGTTGATGGTACCATTCTCTCTGAGGTGTCAGAGACCCAGAACGGGATAAAAATAAAGCTTAATGACAAGATGAAGGCCTTGGAGCTCCTGGGGCGGCATTTCGGGATGTTTAATGATAAGCTCAACCTGAACGTAAACAACGGCACCCAGGACCCCGGCACCGGCGTCAACTCTCTCCGGGAACTGAAAGAAAAGCAGGCCCGGCAGCAGGCCAAGGGAGAACCGGGGGAGTCGGCAGAACCGGACCGGGTATCTGATCAGCCAGGGCAGGATTCGGAGTCCAAACCACCACCCAACCCTGACCTAGGCAACATTAAACATTAAAAATTATGTCGAAACAACACGATTAAAACCCCTCCAAATAACAGAATAGATTATATGAATCTATGACATTTTATGCTATAATGAAGTCATGGAAGCCGCATTTCTTCGTTGATTATCCCCCAAAATTTATGTCAGAGATTAATTTCAAGCGGCCAATAATGTCATAGATTATTTTCCGGGGAGGGGTAAAACAATGATAAATAGATTCCTGGATTACCTTGCTGGAAGCGGTACTAAACCATTAACTATTAAAACGTATGCCGGCGCACTGGAAAGTTTTAAAAAATGGTTCGAGGAAACCACAAGTAAAGATTTTGCCCTGGATGAAATTACACCCACCGATGTGGCAGCTTTCAAAAGACACCTTATGGACCAGGCCAAAAAGCCGGCCACGGTAAACAAGCACCTAACGGCCATCAAGGCCTTGTGCAAGTGGGCGGTCGCCCAGGGTCACCTTGAGCACAACCCGGCCGCCGAGACCAAGGCTCTAAATCTCCAGCGCCAGGCGCCCAAGTGGCTTAACCGTAAAGAGCAGCACAGGCTGATCCGTCTGGCCGAAAAGGACGGTCCCCGGAACCTAGCCATTGTGATGCTGATGATGAAGGCCGGGCTACGCGTAGACGAGGTATGCAATTTGCGGCTTGAGGACGTCAAAATCAGTGAGCGCAAGGGTTCGGTGACCGTGGCTTACGGCAAAGGTGACAAGTGGCGGGTGGTTCCGCTCAATAATGGTACCCGCAAAGCCATGGGAAAGTATTTGGCAGTTCGGAATTCAAAAAGTCCCTGGCTGTTTACTACTCAGAAGGCGGACAAAATGAGTCCCAGGGCCGTGCAGTACATGATGGCCAAGTATGCGAAGGAAATTCCCGGGCTGACAGCCCATAAGCTGCGCCATACTTTCTGCCACGAGCTAGTCAAGGCTGGCGTTCCCCTGGACCAGGTTGCGGTTCTGGCCGGTCATATGACTGCAGACGGGCGGCCAAACGTAAATACGACGGTGATTTATACCAGGCCAGGGGAGGCGGATTTGCGGGAGGCTGTGAGTAAGTTGGATTGGGATTAGAGTTAATTATTTAGGGTTTGAGAAATTTGATGAAAAATTTTTTTATATATTTCTTGTTGTTTAGGAAATTCATTCAAGTAATTTTCAAGTCCTTCTTCATGACTGCATTCCATGCATCTTCCATAATCATAATCAGGATAAAAAAGATATTCATTCTTACCACAGATTGGGCATTCTTTACAAGTAACTTTTATGTTTGATGGATCCAACTTTTTAATCTCATCAATAATTTTTTGTTTAAGCCAATTTTCATAATCTCTGATTATCAATTCTTTATTAACCTCCTTACCTACTATTTTGGCTTTTAATCAAATAATTATAAAAATTTATCAGTATTATAAGATAAAATTTTTATATATCTTTGTAAGCCCCATTTTTCCAAGCATTTTTTAAAATCATTTACACAATTTACTTTATTGTTATTATCGTCTAAACAAGATTTTGGAACAACACAATAAGTACGATTGGGTTCTTCGTTTACAAATGCATTAAGTTGTTCTTCGGTATGATCATCACAATAAGTTTCACATGTTTCTATTTCATAAATATACTGGACTGAATTAAGCACAGCTAAAACATCTGGTCGGTGGCCGTTAATTAAGGGCGGCCTGGTTGGCCAATTAATATGATCTGCAGCTACTGTGTAGCCCTTTGTTTGAAGGTCATTAGCAATTTTTGATACTACATTATCGTGAACATTATTTTGGACTTCACTTCTGTTGGGGTTTCTAGACATAATCACACCATCCTTCGATTAAAATAACGCATATTTCTATATAAAAAAGTTATTTCCTTTATCTAATATTGTCGGAAAAAGTCGTTTTAGCGCAGGAGTGGTAACTTTGCAACCATGGGAAGCTGAACTGCTCCACCAGTATCTACAACGCCACTTCACCCAGGAGCAAATTGACACACTCCTGGATCAGCCGCTGACCGGTCCCCGGGGTCTGCGCCGGCAGCTGGGTGAGCTGGACATGGAGTATTTCGCCCGGGCATACTTTCCGCACTTTATTACTCGAGAAATGCCGGAGTTTCACCGACAGGGTTACCGGGAATTACAACAAATAGCTGATAACCCGGGTGGTCATAAGCGGGCGGAAGCAGCTCCCCGTGGCTATGCCAAGTCAACCCGTACCAGCTTAATATTTCCTATGTACTGCGCGTTGTACAAGCGCAAGCATTATATATTTCTTCTTTCTGACACCGCCAGCCAGGCATCCGGTTTCCTGGAAACAATCCAGGAGGAATTTGAGGCCAATGAAAGGATTCGCGAGGACTTTGGGGATCTGGTTGGTGACCCATGGAACTCCGGAGAGTGCGTCCTAAAGACCGGCGTTAAGTTTGAATGTGCTGGTTCCGGACAAAAGATCCGTGGCCGGCGGCACGGGCCCTGGCGGCCGGACCTGGTTATCCTGGATGACCTGGAGAACGATGAAAACACGGCCACCCCGGAGCAGCGGGCAAAGCTCCGTAACTGGTTTACCAAGGTCGTCTTAAAACTTGGTGATACATACACCGATTTTGTTTACGTCGGGACTGTCATTCACTATGACAGTCTTTTTTCGTGGGTTCTGAATAACCCGATTTGGAAGACGGTCATATACCGGGCTGTTATCAGCTTCGCCGACCGGCAGGACCTGTGGGATGAGTGGACAACAATCATAACTGACTTGGCGAATGAAAACCGCTTGGACGACGCCCGGGCGTTTTTTGATGCCCACAAAGAGGAAATGCTGGCCGGCACTGAGGTCCTCTGGGAAGAGAAACAGGACTATTACGCCTTGATGGTGGTGAAGGTTACCGAGGGCGAGGCCAGCTTCAACTCTGAGCTTCAGAACGAGCCCATTAACCCGGAGGACAGGCTGTTCAACTGCCAGTATTATGAAGAGGTCCCGCCGCGGGAGGAGTTATACGTTGTTGGCGCTGTGGACCCGTCGATGGGCAAATCAGCTCAAAGCGACTTTACAGCAATAATCACCTTGGGCTGGCATAGAAAAACCGGCTACATGTACAACCTGGACCCGATAATCAAGCGCATGCATCCGGATAAGATTATCGAAACTATTTTTGAACAGCATCAAAAATGGCAATATGACCGGTTCGGGGTGGAAACAGTTCAGTTCCAGCAATTTTTCAAGGATGAAGTGGCAAAACGCAGTGCTCAAGCAGGGCTTTATCTTAACTTGGTTGAGATAAAGAGTACCAAAAATAAAGAGCTTCGTATTCAATCACTGCAACCGGATATCAATAACGGCTATATAAAATTTCACCGTTCTCATCGTATCCTGATTGAGCAATTGGAAAATTGGCCAAAGGCAGCTAAGGATGATGGCCCGGATGCCCTTGAGATGGCAAGGAGTTTAATCTCTGCCGGTGCACCATTAAGCGAAGAAGTAAAGCAGTTATTCAGGGGGGCAAGTTTATATGGCTAAACTTAAACTCCGCCGGCCGGCCTGGCGCAATATTATACAGAGATTATTTGCTCCTCTGGGGGAAATTTCGGTACTTCGCAATGCCTGGCCCTCTGGCTGGGGGTTTAAATACATGACTTCCTACCGCCTGGACAGCAGTCGGGTCAACTACGATCTTGCTCGGCAACTTTACCGGAATACCGCTGATAAATACAAACTAGGGGCGGGATTTGCGAAGCCCATAATCAATACCACGGCTGGTTTTATGGGAGCGCCGCACTTTACCCATATAGACCCGGAAGCAGACCAGGCTTTGGAGCAGGCAGTGACCAGGTGGACGGGCAAAGTATTGCGAATCAATCGTAATACTTTGCGAGATGGGGACGTGTTTGCCCGGATTGTCCGGGTGCCGGACCGGTTTAATTCGAGGCAGGAGGCATTTGACCTGATACTCATTCCGCCTGAATGGGTGACGCCGGTTACCGACCCAATTACCGGTCAGTGGCAGCAGTTAGTCATACGGCATCCGGTTACTGTGACCGACATTCAGGGAAGGACGGTCACCGAGTATACCTTGACCGAAATTTTAACGCCGAAAAGCAGAAGTATCGAAGCCGATGCCCGGGCGCCGGCGGATGTCCGGGCCCGGAACGGGGAGGAAGCAAATCCCTGGGGCTTTATCCCGGTAGTTCATTTTACGAACGAAGCCGAAGAAAACCAGCTTTTCGGGTGTAGCGACTTGGAAGCCGTGGAACCGTTTATGAAGGCTTACCATGATACGATGTTGTTCGCTGTTCAGGGTTCTAAATTATTTAGCCGGCCGAAGGCAAAGTTCAGCTTGAAGTCGGTGGAGAAGTTTCTGCAGGATAATTTCAGCACTGAGGAAATTCAGGCCGGCAAGTTGAAGTTTGCTGACAAGGAGATTTTCCTGCTCCAGGAAGGAGACGATGCGAGTTTCATTACGGCGGACAGTGGCCTGGCGGGTATAACTACCCTGCTCAAGTTTCTATATTTCTGTATTGTTGATGTGTCAGAAACTCCTGAGTTTGCTTTTGGTACTGCCGTTCAAAGTTCCAAGGCATCCGTTTCCGAGCAGATGGTCCCCCTAGCCCGGAAAATTCGCCGCAAGCGGGGGATGTTCGAGGAGCCTTACGGCGAGCTGGCCAGCATGTACCTTGCGATGTGGGCCAAGGTGGAGAACCGGGCGTTGGAAACATACCGGGTTGATATTGGGTGGGATGAACTCAGTCCCCGCAATGACCAGGAAGTAGCCGGCACTATTAAGACCCTGGTAGAGGGTCTGGTCACCGGCATGGAGGCCGGCCTGGTTTCGGTGGATGCGGCGGCCGAGTTTCTGCGTGAGTTCGTGCCGACCATGCTTCCATATGTTGATCCGGATGCCGATGACGACGAGCGCCGGCGAGTGGCCAAGAGTTTCACGTTAATACAGCGGTTACAAGACGGCCAGGGGTTGGAGTTCGGCGGTGAAGAATAATGCCACAGGATAAAAATTGGGATCAGTACCGTAAAGAACTTCAGCGGGGATTAAATGACTGGATTGGTACGGCTAGAAATGAAGAATACGGCAAGTATCTGTGGGAAGCTAGGCAACGGTTTGAGAAGGGTGAGGCAGCTACAGTTCGGCAGGTTAAAACATTGTACCGCCGGGTGGCGGCACAGCTAGGGTCGGAAATTGAAAATATTTCTCCGGGCACCCTGCGACGTGCCCACCTTGCGGCGCTGGCGGGTAGCTTGGAGAGAGCTGCCAGGGTGTTAAACCAGGATATCCTGGATATTATAACCAGGGGCATCCGCCTGGCCGTGGACGAGGCTGTAAATGGCCCCAAGCAAGTAACTCAGGAACTTTTGGCCGGCGTCTTTGATCGGATGGAAGTTAAATGGCTGTTCGCCGATATTAACGAGCGGGTCGTGTTAAGTTTGTTGTCGCGTACCCGGCATGATGGGCTAAAACTCTCCGACCGGGTATGGCGTACCAGCCAGCATGTCAGGACGGCCCTGCAAAAAATTGTGGAAGATGGCGTAACCCGGGGGCTGGATAGCCGGAAACTGGCCCGGCAGGTGCAGAAGTACCTGCAGCCCGGTGTTTGGACGGCGCTTAAAGCTGAAACCAGGCGAAACCTCGGGGTGCCCAAATCTGTTAGCATGGAAGCTATGCGCCTGGCGGTTACAGAGATGAATAACGCTTTTCATGAGGGCACCATTAACGCTTATCGGGCTATACCGAGCGCCCGGGGGATTTACTGGAGGCTAAGTCACAGTCACCCTATTCGTGATGTGTGCGATGATTATGCCGGCCATAATGGCAATGGGTTTTGGCCGAAAGGGCAGGAACCTGCTAAACCGCATCCTTGGTGCCGGTGCGTAATTATCCCCGCTATGGAGGACCCTGAAGAATTTACCCAACGACTAAAAGAATGGATACAAAACCCTACTTCGCAACCGGACCTGGAAATGTGGTACAATAATACTGCCAGAAGGTTTTTGAGGCGGCCGAGCAATATACTACCGGTATCTGGGGGTAGCTTAGGCCCTGAGCGGATTAAAAGTTATGTATTGTACGGGGGACAGGCTCGTGATGTTAACGTCTACAATGTAGGTGCGACCAAAATCATAGTCCCGGAGGACTTAGATACTAACCTTCAAAGACTGGCGGTTGATGATATCAAGGCTGAGTTTCAAAAATTGCCCCAGCGACTGCAAAACTTGATCAATGAAATTCAAATCCTTGATTACCGTAATCCGGACGATTTATACTGGGAACAGAAATATGGCATCAAAGATTTTCGGTCTTTTGCGACTGGCGGAGAAGGCAAAATTCACTTTTATGCTAATTCTCATTTGGCCGCGGAACATGTAAAGAAGATTTTATTCCAGACTCTGGCTCATGAAGCCGGACATAATCTCGATCAAGATGTGGGAAGGCTGGCAGCAGGGGCAGTTCAACGGTTTTCAGAAACAACAGACTGGA